CCGCCATCTACTCCAGAACTGGCAAAAAGAAATGCGGCTGTCCAGTGTGCGCGGGTAAGGCTCGAAAGTGAGTACAGTATCCATAACCTAGAAACCCGATATTTACCAAAAACAGCAGAGAGCGTTCTCTGCTGTTTTTTATCATCAGCATTGGCTGATGTCCACTGCTGTCTTTTACCACAGCATGTTTATTCAGATGGTTAAATGCTTCATTCAGCACAAAATTGACCAGCATGACTATATCACGGCTTACCGCACTTCCATAGACGCTCTGAACTTCGCACCATACAACAGCGACATCAATACGGCTATGGTTATCAGCATGTTCCATCAAAGCAGAGCTGAGCTTGCAAAACAGTTTCTTGAAACAGCACAGAAATACATAAGCGGAGAAACAGCTCATCTCAGTCCGTTCTCTCTCGGGAAAACAACGGTGAGCCTCATATGATGCCGTTGTGAGGCACCCACAAGGATATTCCTGAGACTTTTTTGGGGGACATTTCTGAGACTTTCTTGAGAACCGAAATGAGACAAAAAGACGTGAAAAATAAGATAATTTTAAGGATGTAGATTAGGACAGCGCTGAGACCACCTATCAGGTAAAATCAATTAACGGAAGGAAGTATCAGAATTGAGCTTGATGGGTGATTTTTATGTACAGGTCCGGCGCATTATCTCCCGGTCTCCGAGGACAATGTTGTACCCTGTTGGGACGCATTCTTTGCGCCCCGCCATCTTTGCGGCCTCTTCCGGATGCGCCGCCCCACCACAATCTCATATCGCCCCATTCTGCCCGCAGCAATCATGCTGCGGGCTTTTCTGCGCCTATAGGGCTTCACTGCCGTTCTCCGCCTCCGTGGATTTGAAATTTTCACATTTCAAATTTACGGAGGTTTTTTATGTATTACAACACAAAGGCAAGCGGAGCGCGGATTCGTGAGCTTCGCATCGCGAAGAACTTCACGCAGGATAATCTGGCAGAACATATGAATGTTTCCCGTGGTTTTATCAGTCTCATTGAGTCAGGGAAGAAAGGCTGCTCGGTCGATGTGCTGATCGCGCTCTCAAACCTGTTTGGTGTATCCATCGACTACCTTGTCCTTGGCACTGCCGCTTTCACTGCGCCGGATTCCGCTGCGCTGAAAGCAGATATTCAGGCATTGATCGGACTGTTGGAGAAATTCAGGGAGCAGCTATAACCGATGTTACTAATGGTAAAGCGAATGTTACTAACGTTATATTCAAAACCGGCGCACGGTCTTCTAAAATAAAACTACAGCGAAAGCTGACTGTTCCTTGAAAATTTCATACTCATTCATCAGGTACATTCCTGCATATGTGCGAGAGCACAAGCCAGCACAGCGGTGCGCCACGACCTTCACGAGCGCGGACAACATTCAATAAGCGCAGCTTTCGTGAACGAGCGATAAAACCGACTGGAAAAATCGGGCGGTTCCCGATCCGGCCATGACCGTATGCAGGGCTAACGATACTTCTGTCCAGCCACAGCTTCTTCACGCAATGGGGACAGCTCGGAGCGATCCTCGGAGGGGTTCAAATCCCATGGAGCGGTGCAACCAGCCGCCGCCTGATGATTTCCCACGGCTCTGGGGTGTCGAGGACAAATTAGGGCTGTACATACCAAAACAGAAAGGAGTCCTTGCCCTTGAAGGAGAACTGGACATATCGCCGCGGCGATATCTATCTGGCGAACTTAAATCCTTATATCGGCTCGGAACAGGGCGGCACGCGCCCTGTTCTTCTGCTGCAAAACAACACCGGCAACTTCTATTGCCCAACCCTCATTGTAGCTCCTCTGACAGCCCGCAGAGGCAAGAAACCGCATCAGCCTACACATTATCTGCTGAACTCTGTAAAGGGCATGGACGGCGCTTCTGTCGTTCTTCTGGAGCAGATCAAAACCATCGACAAACGCCGCGTGGTGCGCTACATCGGGCGCGTCAGCCGCGAACAGATGGACGGCGTCAACGAAGCCTTGCAAATCAGCCTCGGCCTCTATATCCCGGAAGAAATGGAGGCCCCGTAATGAAGTCCACGCTACCAGTTATCCCGGATTCATACATTCCTCTATCCAGTCATAACCATGAAATAACCCAGGCAAGGAGGTATGGCATGGACGCATATACGGCATCCGATATGGATATTCGTGCCGTTGACCCTGCGGCGCTGGTGGATATCCGCGATGTGAAGGTCAACACAGCGCTCCCCAAGCGGGAGCGTATTCTGGATTTCATCCGCCAGATCGGCAACCCCTATTGCTACCGGCACGGAAAATATGTGGTCAGGGTCAGCTTTGCCGATACGGATATTTCGCTGGAGGACAGACTGGAAGCATATATCCGCACAAAGGGCTGACCCCGCGACATCCTCGACAGTCATGCGCATTGCAGGTACAATTTTGGAGGAAAGGAGCTGGCAATATGCAAAACTGCAAGGAAACAAAAATCTGGAACGCCACGCTTTACCTCCGACTGTCGAGAGATGACGGGGATAAAGAGGAATCCAACAGCATCACCGGGCAGCGGGAGCTGCTGCGGGATTTCATCCGAACCCGCCCGGAGCTTCGGGAATACGCCGTCAGGATCGACGACGGTTTCACAGGCTCCAATTTTGATCGTCCGAGTTTCAAGAAGATGTTGGAGGATGTAAAGGCCGGACGAACCAACTGCATCATTGTGAAAGATCTTTCGCGCTTTGGCCGAAATTATCTGGACGCAGGCGAATACATCGAGAAGATATTTCCCTTTTTAGGCGTGCGGTTCATTGCCGTCAACGACAACTATGACAGCTTCGGTGAAAAAAACGCTTCGGACGAGCTTGTCATTCCGTTCAAAAATCTCATAAACGAAGCCTACTGCCGGGATATTTCCGTGAAAGTCCGCACCCAGCTTGAGGTCAAGCGCAAGAGCGGCCAGTATATCGGCGCATTTGCCGTGTACGGCTATCTGAAGGACGACGCAGATAAAAACCATCTGATCGTAGACGAATATGCCGCAGATATCGTGCGGGACATCTTTTCGTGGAAGCTGAAGGGCGTGAGTCCGCAGGACATTGCCACCCGTCTAAACCGCAGCGGGGTGCTCTCGCCCATGGAGTACAAGAAGTCTCTTGGCATGAAGTTCGCCACTTCCTTCAAGGCGAACCCGCAGGCGGTATGGTCGGCCAACGCCGTGCTCCGTGTCCTGAAAAATCCGGTCTACGCCGGCGTACTCATTCAGGGCAGGGAGACTACGCCCAGCTACAAGGTACGAAAGCGCGTCACAAAGCCGGAAAGCGAATGGGCGGTCGTTCCGGACACCCACGAAGCCATTATTGAGCGCCGGGACTTTGACAGCGTGCAGAAGGTGCTCTCATTGGATACCCGCCGCAGCCCCAGAGACAGCGCCGTACAGCTTTTCAGCGGCATGGTGTTCTGCGGAGAGTGCGGCGCAAGCATGGTGCGCAAAACCGTTCCCTCCGGAAATAAAAAGTATGTCTACTACGTCTGCGCGGCGCACAAGCAGGATAAATCCTGTTCTCCCCACCGGATGCGTGACGAAGCGCTTACCGATATCGTGCTGGAAACACTCCAGCAGTATATCCGGGACGTAGTGGATTTGGACGATATTCTTGCCATGACGGACACAGCTCCCTTGAGAACCGCAGAAGCTCAGAAAATACAGCGTCAGCTTGACAAGAAGCGCTCGGAATATGAGCGGCTTCAGAAGCTGCTCATGTCCCTGTATGAAAACCTTGCCGACGGGATCATCGACCGGGAGGAATATGCAAGGCTCAAGCAGAACTACGCAGGACGCTCCGCCGAGTGCGAAAAACAGATGGAAGCCTTGCAGGAGACCATTACGCAGATCAAAGAGCACGGCGGCGAGCACCGGGAGTGGATGGCACAGTTCCGGGAGCATCTGAACATTACGGAATTGGAGCGCAGCATCGTTGTGGCGCTGATCGACCGCATCCTAATTTATAAAGATAATCGTGTGGAAGTCCGTTTCCGCTTCGCGGATGAATTTGCATGGCAGACAGATATTCTGCGCCGGTCACAAATCAGAGAGGTGGTATAAGTGGCAAGAACCAAACGAAAGACAAACCCGGCCATTCCGGCGGCGGAAGTTCCCGCACAGGCACAGAAGCAATACCGCGCTGCCGCCTATGCCCGCCTTTCCGTGGAAGACAGCGGCAAACCCGGCGCGGATACCATCGAGGGGCAGAAAAACCTCCTGCTCCGGTTTATTGAAAATGACCCGACGCTCACTCTGTATGGGCTGTTCTGCGATAACGGGCAGACCGGCACAGACTTTCAACGGCCTGAATTTGAAAAGCTCATGGAAGCGGTCAAGCGCAGAGAGGTGGACTGCATCGTGGTCAAAGACCTATCCCGCTTTGGCAGAAACTACAAGGAAACCGGCAACTATCTGGAACGCATTTTTCCTTTTCTGGGCGTGCGTTTCATCGCCGTCAATGACGGTTTTGATACCCTCACTGCCCAGCGCGGCGCGGACGGTTATCTGGTTCCGCTGAAAAATCTCATCAATGAGGTCTACAGCAAGGATATTTCCAGGAAGTCCGGCTCCGCGCTGGCCGCGAAGCAGAAAAATGGCGATTTCATCGGCGCGTGGGCACCCTATGGCTACCGCAAATGCCCGGATAATCCGCACAAACTGGAACCGGACGAGGCAACGGCTCCCGTTGTCCGGCAGATATTTCGGTGGCGTGCCGAGGGCATTGGCGTCACTCAGATCGCAAGGCGGCTCAACGATGGAGGCGTGCCGTCGCCCTCCGCCTATCTGTATAATACCGGGGTTTGCAAAACAGAAAAGTACAACGGTGTAATCTGGTATGTTCAGACGGTCAAAAACATTCTGTCTCGGCAGGTGTACATCGGACACATGGTGCAGGGCACAAAGCGGCAGTCCTTCTACGAAAATCGGGGTCAGTACATGAAGCCAAAAGAGGACTGGATCGTCGTGGAAAATACCCACGAGCCGCTGATCGACCGGGAGACCTTTGACAAGGTGCGGGCGCTTGCCCAGCGCAAAAATGCGGAATACTTTGAAAATCTCGGCAGGTTCACGCATCTGAAAACCACTGAAAACATCCTCAAGGGGCTGGTCTACTGCGCCGACTGCAAGCGTCCGCTGGTGCGATACAAGAACGTGAGCCACGAAAAAAAGCTGTGGTACACATTCATCTGCCAGACGCACACCAACGACATTACAAGCTGTCCCAAGAAGAATATCCGGGAGGATGTTTTGATTCCCATGCTCCTGCAAGCCGTCCAGACGCAAATCGCCCTTGCCGTCGATATGGAGGCGCTCATCCGCAGGGTGAACAGCTCCCCCAAATACAGAAAGCAGACTGCGACGCTGCAAGGCAAGCTGGACGCGGCAAAAAAGTCACTTATGCGCTACAACGGCCTGTACGACAGCCTGTATCAGAACTATGTGGATAAGCTCATGACCGAACAGGAGTATATGACGCTGAAACGCCGCTACAAGGCCGAAGCCGAGGAAGCGGAGCGGCTGATTGAAGCCCTGACCCACCAGCAGGCGGCAGAAGCGGCGCATACACCGGAGAACCCATTCCTTGCTGCTTTCGACAGCTTCCGGGATGCAGATATCTTGACCAGAGAAATGGCACAGGCGCTGATCCAGCGTGTGTATGTGGACGGTGGCAGCAATATTGAGATCGTGTTCCGTTACCGGGACGAATACAAGGAACTCTGTACATATTTGGAAGGGAGGCAAGCTGACGCATGAGAACGGCGATTTATCTTCGCATATCCAGCGAGGACGCGGATTTGAGAACCGGCGAAAAGGACGAATCCGAGAGTATATCCAACCAGCGCAGCCTCCTTCGGGAATATGTGTCCAGCCACGCAGAGCTGTCCGATTCTGAAATACTGGAATTTTGTGACGATGGCTGGAGCGGTACAAATTTTGAGCGTCCTGCGGTAAAGGAGCTTTTGGAGCAGGTCAGGCGCGGGCAAATCAACTGCATCCTGGTCAAAGACCTGTCCCGCTTTGGCCGTGATTATCTCACCGTGGGAGACTATATTTCTCGCGTGTTCCCGTTCCTCGGTGTGCGCTTCATTTCCGTCAACGACGGTTTTGACAGCAGCAACCCGCTGGATATCGACAGCCTCGACACCTCGTTTCGGACGCTGATCTACGACCTGTACAGCCGCGACCTCTCCCGCAGAGTCAAAAGCGCAAAGAAAGCCAGAGCCGAACGCGGGGCGTTTCTCAGTCCCTATGCGCCTTACGGATATGTC